GCGGCGATGCGCTGCACGTCAGCCGAGGCCCGAAAGACGCTCGGCGTGCTCGAGCGGTGCGGCCTGGTCGAGCGGATCGACTGCCCGGAGTTCGACGCGATCGAGCCTCCGCCGTCCCGGCGAACCGGATGGCGCGGCGACGGGCTTGAGGAGATCGAAACGTGGCTCGATCTGTTCGAGGCGTTGGCCGACCGGTGGTCGGTTGAGATCCCCCCGCGTCCGGCGGCCGATCTGCTCCAGGCCGCCGCCGATACCGCCGACTGGGCGGTCGACCTGGCCGGCAGGTGCACCGAACACGTCCGGACCGTCGAGGACCAGTTGGCCGACGCGGGACGACGGGCGGCGGTCATGGCCAAAATGATCGACCGCCAGAGAGACCGGGCAGACCGACTGTTCGATACATGCGGCGAACTGCGGGCGAAGATCCGCAGCGCGTTCGACTGCGGCCTAAACCGCAACTAGACCGCACGCCTTTTGCCGACGGAGGGCGGGTCACCGGCTCCCTCGTCGGATACCGGAGAAACAAAAAAATGAACGACGCGGATGCGAAACTCGCCTCGATGACCATCGACGAACAAAAACGGCTGGCCAGGTGGCAGACCTACGAACTGCACGCCTTGGGCCAGACCAACTGTCCGTGCGGGCTAGTCGTCAGCAGCCAGCAGCGAGGACGCCCCCAAGCAGTCCAATGCCCCTACTGCGGGCTGCACTTCTGCGGCCGCTGCGCGACCGATCACATATCGGCCGCGATCAGGATCGGAGAAAAACGGCTGATACCCATGCCGGCCGCCTGGCCGGAACCAATCGCCGGAGACCGAAAGGAAAGCCGTTGGCCCGAATAACAAAAAAACTCACCGCCGCGAAGACCGCAGAGATAAGGAAACGGGCGCGCGGCAAGAACGCGGCGCAACTGCTGGCGGCCATGCGGGCCGAGGCGGTCGCCGCGGCCGACGCACTGGACGAGGCGATCAGGACCGCCGCGGCGACCATCGACGGGCTGGCGGCGATGCTGGCCGACGCGGAGACCTGGAAGCGCCGACAGGCGATATACCACCAGGTGCTGATCGAAAAGATCGAGGCCGGCCCTCCGGCAGGCCGGCCCCGCCGGACGGAGAAACTCACGGCCAAATGCGTCGAAGATGCGCTCAGGCGATCCGGCGGCAACCAGGCGAAGGCGGCCCGGTCGGCCGGAGCGGAGCATCAGGCGTTTTATAACGCCGTCAAACGATGCGGACTGAGAAAACTCGCGAAACGACTCAGGGCGGAAAACCGCTGATGGCGGCCAGGAAGGTCTGGCATATCGTCCAGTGGAAGGAGCTCTACGAGCCCGACGACGCCAAACGCAAAGGCTCCAGGACGCCCCTGCAGTACGTAAAGGCCTGGGTCCGAGGCGACAACGTCAATATCGACCGCCAGAAGATCGACGGGCTCCGCAGGGCACTGGTCGCCGCCGGCGGACGAGACCTGGCGATCCTGTGGGAATGGCTCAAGGCAGCAGCGGCCGACAGGTCGCATTTCCGCGGATACCTCCTGTCGGCCGTCGCCGACCGGGCGGCGACCTATAAGGAGATCGCCGTGATGATCGGGCCGGACCTGGTCCAGCCGGCCGAAATATCAAAGGCGATGAAACAACTGGCCAGGCTCGGACTCGTCGAGCAGGTCGAACTGATAGAGGTATTCGAAGTGCTCAAAGACGACAAGGGAAATCCGTACGAGGCGTATCTCACCAGCAAACAAGAAGATACGGGCGGCGACGAGCCGCGCCGGAATCAGGCGGAATTTGGCGGAATAATTCCGCCAAATTCCGGCGCTGTTGCACGCACGCGCGGGAACACGAACGCGAACGCGAACCCACTGCCCGCCTCTGCGGGCAGTGGGAACCGGGAACACGAACACGAACAAAAAACACGAACGCCGTACGGAGACCCGCCCGGCGTCCTAACCGACGCCGGGAGGACAAACGCCGACGGCCAGCGGCCAACGGACCCGCAGAACCAACGCAACGGCCAACGCGCAACGGGCCCGCAGAGACAACGCGACACCAACGGCGCCCCCACCGAGGCGGACCCGGGAGGGACGGGCGGCTCAGGCCGGTCCGTTCCCCCGGTCCGTCCGGATGCACAGGGGGGGCGGCGCCCGCCGCCGCCCGAGACGCCGGACGGTCGCGGCGGGCCGATCGACGTCGAGCCCAGGCCGCCGGACGCCGCGACGTTCGCCAAGGCGATTTTCCAACTGCTGGGCTGGCGCGGCGACGATCTGAAGGCCAGAGGCCGAAACAACGAGAAGGCCGTCTTCAGGAACTGCTGGATCGAATACGTCGAACAGGCCGACCGGCTGGGACTCGAACCGGAGGCGATCTGCGAGTTCGCCGACCGGCGGTGCAGGAAGGCCAGACACCTCGAGTCGATCGACCTGGACGTCAGGACGGCCGACGCCGACAAACACGGCAGGCGGATCGCCGTGCTGAAGGCCAGGTCAAGGATATGGACCGCAGAGACCAGGAAACTGATCGAACGATTGCGGGATGCGGATCCCGAGGCGACGTAAGCAGGCGACAGGATCGTCAGCCTGGCCAAGATGGGCGTCAAGGTCGGGGTGATGATTTGTTGGCAATGGGCGAAAGATTTTCTCAAGGATTTTGAAATGGCGCCGATATCACGGGCGCAATGGCGAAGGAACGGGCAACGGCCGGGAAACCGGCGAAGAAGAAGTCCGCACGGAAGCGGAAAACTACATCGGACGCGGCGAGGGCACGGACGCCCGAGCCGCGGCCGAAACGCATAGCGTCGGACCGATCGAAGACCGCCAAAACGGCCAAAAAGGCCAAAGCGAAAACGCCCGAAGCCGATCGGGGGCCAAACGACGCGTTTTTGAGCGTTACGACCCGACAGCAGGCGTTCGTGACCCGGTATCTGGTCCACTTCAACGCCACAAGGGCTTATCTGGAAGCAGGTTACAAGCCGAAGGCCGCGAGCGCCGGGGCGAGTCGACTGTTAAGGAACGTTAAGGTCCAGGCCGCCGTTTCGGAGCAACTGGCCAACCACGGGATCGACCCGAACTCGATTAAAATCTCCGTGGCGCAGATAGCACTCGGATCGGATATCGCCGATTTCGAACCGTACCTTACCGGCGACAAGACGCTCGATCAGCTACGCAAGGACGGGGTCGACACCTCGCTGGTCGAAAGCGTCTGGGAGACCACCAGGACGTACGCCGACGAGTCGTCGGCGACCACCAGGAAAATAAAACTCTACTCCCGGATGACCGCGATGGGACTGCTGGCCCGCGTCCTGGGGATGGTCTCCGAGGGCCGCGTACACTCCGGACAGGTCGCCGGCGGAGCGCCGGGGCTGCTGATAACGGCGGCCGGAATGCGGGACATGAGCGATGAGGAACTCGGAAGACTGGCGGCGGCGGCTGGCCTCGATCAACCAGACGGGGCTGACCGAGAGGGTGGCGGCCAGGTGGGAGATGGCCCGGCGTGACCCGCTGGCCTTCATGAGATGGTTCTGCTACACATGCGACCAACACGACAGCGAAAACCCGGTCAAGCGGTTCTGCTGGGACCTGGAGTACATCCAGCGGCTCACGCGGCTGTGGCAGGCGAACCGATGCCTGAGCGTCCTGAAGGCCAGACAGATGCGGTGCACCTGGCTGTTTGTGATCCTTTCGCTGTGGGATGCGATGTTCCACCGCGGCCGCCTGATCATGCTCCAGTCCAAACGCGAAGACGACGCGATCGGAGACGCCAACGCAGGCGACGGGCTGCTGGGCCGGGCGAAGTTCATAATGAACCATCTGCCCTGGCGAAAGCAGCTGATCATGGCAGCCGACGACGGGTCGGTCAACTACGCCGCACAGCACAAGATGATCCGTTTTTATGCGAACAACTCCACGCTCTGGGCGATACCCCAGGGCGCGGCGATTATCCGACAACGAACAGCCTCAGGGATACTCAGCGATGAGTCGGCGTTTCAACCCGAATCCGGCGACGCCTATACTGCTGCTCGCCCTTGCATACGCGGCGGCGGGTGGTACGTATCGCTCACCACGCCCGATATGGCCGACGGCGGACACACCCGCAGACTACACGAGGACCGGCTCGATGCGGCGTGACCGAAACGGATTCTGCTGCGAGGACCTGCACGTGGCGGTCGGAGACCGCCGGGTGGTCATGGACGGACTGACCGCACGCGGGAACCGCAACACGTTTGTAGCAGTGGACCTAGGGATGGAGGCCGACCCGGGGACGTTCACGCCGGAACTGATCGAATCGGAAAAGGCCGGGATGCCCGGATGGCGGTTCAAGAAGGAGTACCTCCGGGACTGGGACGCACAGACCGGTCAGCCGGTATTCGAAGAGGAGTGGATCGACCGGCAAAGGCAAAACGCACGCGATCCGATCGAGCGGCTGGACATACACCGCGTCACCCGCGACGGGATCGTACAGCGCGACCGGCTGGGACACGTCAAGTACATCCTGGTCCCGAAGGCCAAGGGACGCCTGAAGATCTTTACACGGCCCGACTCGCAGCCGGCGGGATGGACCGAGGGCTCGCCGCGAGTGATCCGGGCGGCGGGGATGGGCATGGACGTCGGCGAAGGCGTCGAAAAATCCGACTCGACGCTGGCGGTGATGTTCGCAGACACCCGCGAACTGGCGGCCACGCTGGCGTGCAACCGGATCCGACCCGGACAACTGGGCAGGTTCGCCGCGGCCGTCGGACGCCACTACAACAACGCGCTGATCTGCTGCGTGCGAAAGATGCACGGACTGACCGCGCTGCGGGCGATCGCAGACAGCGGATACCCGATGATCTGGCACAACCGGGACCCGAAGAAGACCGCACAACTCCAGTCGAAGGATCTCGGCTGGCCGCGCGGTGAGGCGACCAGCGACCTGCTGTTCGGCAAGTGGATCGCGGCGATGGAGACCGAAGGGCTGGCGACCCTGCGATGTTTGGAAACGATCGAACAGCATCGGGCCTACATCTACGACGACCTGGGAAGGCCGACCCACCAGCGGCTCAAAAACCAGCCGGTGGCGGTCCGCGAAAAGCACGGCGACCTGGTGATCGCAGCGGCCCTGGCATATCGGGCGTGCATCGACATACCGAAGTTCCGAAAGGCCGCCAAGGACGCAGCGCCGGCCGAATCGCCGGCCGGACGCAGACGGGCCCGAAAACAGGCCGCATCGACGCGGCGAGGGGGCGACGAATGGTGACAGCTACGGTCAGATCGAGAGTCGACCCCAACGCGCCGGGACAGGAGGAAATCTACGAAAACTCCGTCGACGGGCGAGGGGCGATCGACGGGTCGAACGTCAAGACCTCGAAGACCGGCGAGGCGATGGAGATCGCCAGGCTCTGCCGGTCGGTGATTTTTTCAGAGAAGCAACTGGCGGAACCCCGGTCGAGGCGAAGGAAGTTCATCGGCCGCTACGCCGGCCCGAACTACGCGAACGCCGACCCGGCGGTCCGCGACCCGCTGAACCTGCTGTACTCGCTGGTCGAGACGCTCGTGCCGGCCCTGGCGGTGGCGCCGAGGGCGACGGCAACCGCCGCCGACGCGGACCTGGGGCCGTTTGCAGAGACCCTCCGCCTGGCGATCGACGACGAACTGAAGAAAATGAAGCTCGCGGCGGTGCTCAAGGACGCCGCGACAGACGCACTGTTCGGCATGGGCGTGACCAAGACCGGACTGGCCGGGCAGCCGGGGTTCAACGCAGACGGGCAGGTCGACGGGTCGATCGGACCGGTGTTCTGCGACTGCGTGTCGTTCGACGACTACATAGTCGACATGACCGTCAAGAACCGCAAACTCGCACAGTACGAGGGAAACCGATACTGGATATCGGCCGACGAGGCGATAGCGACAGGATTCGACCGCGGCGAAGTGGCCAGGCTGATCGACGTGAAGGCCAGGGTCGACGCCAACGCCGACACCGGCGACCTCGGGGCGGCCGGAGGCGACGAACGGGCCGACAACGAGTTCATACCGCGCCTGCAGATGGTCGACCTGTACCTGCCCGACCGCCGCCAACTGGTGACGATACCCGGCGACGTGTGGAATCCGACCGGCAAATACATCAACGCCGTCGACTGGGACGGAGACCCCAGCGGACCGTTCGACACGTTCGGATTCTCGGCGGTGCCCGATCACATGCTGCCGCTGCCGGTGATAGCGGCGATATTCGACCTGTACGTACTGATCAACAAGATCGGCCGGAAGGTGGGCCGACAGGCCGACCGGCAGAAAGACATCATAGGCTACCAACTGGGCGGCGAGGGCGACGGAGAGGCCGCACGCGACTCGGCCGACGGGCAGCTGGTCGGGTTCGAGAACCTCGACTCGGTAAGGCCGATGAGCTTCGGAGGGGCGTCAGACGACGGGTTCAAGGCGGTGGCGTGGCTCCAGGACTTTCTGAACCATACCGCGGGAAACACCGATCTGCTGGGCGGGCTGAAGGCCGACTCCAATACCGCCGCACAGGACCAGATGCAGCTTGCCAACGCCGCCGGACGCGTCAACGAATGGCTCAAGACGATGCACGTCGGGGCCGGGTCGATCATCCGAAAGGTCGGACAGTACGTCTGGGAGGACGACGAGACGGCGAGGGAGCTGATGCTGGTGCTCGGGGCCGGCGACGAGGCGGTGCGGATACCGAGGATATGGACCGCCGACGGACGCGATGGGTCGCTGGAGGACTACGACATCGACATCGACGCCAACAGGCGGCCGGCCGGCGGACCCGACGAGGCCTACGGACGCACGCACAAATGGATCACGGAAATTCTGGCCAACCCGCAGGTCCAGAACGCAGCGGCCGCGCAGGGGATGGCCCTGGACGTGCGGAAGATCGCCCAGATCACCGCGGCGCAACTCGGAGTCGAAAACGCCGACGAAATGTTCGTCGCCGTCGATCCGGACCGAACGACCGGGCCGCAGGCCGCAGGCGGGTCGATGCACATCGACAACTCAACGAAGATCGCCGCCGGGAGGCCCAGGCAAAACGGCGGACCGGGCGCCTCGGCGGCGCCGAGGCCGCAACCGCACACCCAACCGCAGCAGCAGACCGCCCCGAGCGGGCAGGGAGAATGACATGCCGAAAGGACTGCCGATTCCAAACGACCGAAACTACACCGACGACGACCTGAGACGACTGATCCGCGAGGCCAAGGCGGCCGGAGACGCCGACTCGGCCGGGGTCCTGGCGAAAATGCTGGCAGACAGGACCGGGCCGGGGCTCGATGCGGACGCCGGGGCCGAGGAGACCGAGATCCAGCGGCTGACGAGACTCCGCGAGGAGGCCGCAGCGGCCGGAGACGCCGACTCGGCGAGGGTGCTCGATGAGAAGATCAGAGCAATGCCCAATGTCCAATGTCCAACGCTTAACGCCCAAGCGGACGGCGACGACGAAGGCGACGACGGCGAAGACTCAACAGACGAACAAGAAACGTCCAACGTTGACGGCGACGGGGACGGCGGCGACGACATCGACGATGACGAAGAGACCGGGCCGGTGAACAGCGGCGAGGCGACCGATGCGGCGGCGAAACTGATCGCGGCGGCCTTCCTGAATATCGCCGATATCCCCGCACGGGCGCCCGAGGCGAAGGTGACCAAGCCGGACGTCGAAGCGTATCTAAAGGCGATCGGCGAATGAGCAGCCGAGCAGCAACTGAGAGAGCACACGAAACATGACGTACATCTTTACATGCAGATCGTGCGGCGAGCGGGTGGAGATCAACTGCCCGCTGGCGCAACGGCCGGCGCGGAAAAAGTGCCGGTGCGGGCGATGGGCGACGCGGGACGTGGCCGCCGAACACGGACGGCCGCGGAACGCGACGACCGGCGAGAAACGATCGGCGATCGCAGGCTGCGGGGCCGGCGAGGAGGCCGAACTGAACCGGGACCTGGCCGCGGCGGGAATAGACGCCCAGTACGACCCGAGGAACGGCGACCTGGTCGCCAGGGACCGGAGAAACTTCCTCAAGGCGATCAAGGCCAGGGGGATGCACAGCAACACCGACGGCGGGTTTCCGCTGTAATCGGATTTTCATCAATCGCGCAACGACGAGGACGAACCGATGACCGACAACGACAACAACGGGACCGAAAACGCGGGCCGCGACGGCGGCGCTGACGATGCGATCGGGGCCCCGGATGCGGTGTCTCTTGAGACAGTGGCCGAAGCCGCAAAGGCTTTCGCCGACCAGGAGGCCCGCCAGTCCGGCGCCGACGAAAACACCGACAGCGGCGAGCCGAACGCCGCCGGCAAAGACGGAAAACCCGACGACCAGGCCGACAGGACCGGCGACGGGCCGGAAAAGTCCGCCGAAGCCGAGTTCACGCCGAACGAAAAGCAGGTCCGAATGGCCAAACAGCTCGGAGTGCCGCAGGCGGAAATCGACCGGATGACGCCCGAGCAGGCCAAGGCGTTCGAGTACGCCGCAAGGCTCGACTCGAAACGGCAGGGCCGAAAGGGCCGACAGGCCGACAAGGCCGCCCAGGGCGACAACACCGCCCCGGCCGCCGACGAAAACGCCGACGGTGCGGAGTCCTCCGCCGAAGGCGAGCCGTTTTCAGAGGATGATTGGGACGACGCCGCCCAGCCGCTGAACGAGATGCACCGACGAATGATACAGCTCGAACAGAGGCTGGCCCAGTACGAGGCGGGCGAAACAAACCAAACGCAAGACGCCGCAGAGGCGGCGATCGAGGGGTTCTTCAGCGGACTGGACGGCGAAATTTTCGCCGACTACATGGGCGACGACGAAGGCGGCGAAATAGCCCCCGACTCCGTGGCCGATCTGAAACGCACCGAAGTGGTCGAACTGGCCGTGACGCTGCGGGAAAAGACCGGCGGAACGCTCGAACAGTCGCTGGAGGACGCTCTGTCGATCGTCGACCGCGACGCGGCGAAGGCCGCGGCCCAGAAGGCCGCCGCAAAACGATCCGGACAGCGAAACAGAAAGCGAATGGCCAGGCCGTCGGCGACGCCGACCGGCGGCCGGCATTACGCCAGTGACGAAGAACGCGCAGCGGCCTCGGCCGCGGCGGAGCTGTACGGGCAGTAGGCGGCGGACTCCACCGGCCGGCGGCCGGGAGAAATTGAACAATGCCGGGAATCAACATAGATCCGGTGGCGGTGACTCAGACGCCTTACGACATCGTAAAGGTGACCCTGGCCCACTACCCAAACCGAAGCAAACTGACGGTCCTGCAGGAACTGCACGACTTTCCGTTCATGAACCGATGGATGGACCCCAGCCGACGCCGGACGGCGTCGGGGATCGCCATCGCAGAAGACGTAGTGATCGACGGAAACGGGTCGGCCAAGATGGTCCGACCGTTCGAGACCCACGTGCCGAACGTCAACAACGTGGTGGCCAAGCTCCAGGTGCCCTGGCGGGGATGCCAGGCCGACTGGTCGCTGGAGAAACGCGAAATCCTCCAGAACTCCGGGTCGCAGGCCAAGCTGACCCAACTGAACAAGATCGTCAAGGTCCGACGGGCCGCGGCCGACCTGGACCTGGCCAACCTGCTGGAGGGACGGGCCTGGCAGGCGCCCAACAGCTCCAGCGACGATCTGAACGCACACGGCGTGCCGTACTGGCTGGTGCCGATCACCTCGGCGCAGGTCGCCGCGTCGGCAGGCGGAAACCATATCGGCGCCAACCCGACGGGATTCTCCGACGTCGGCGGCATCGACGCCTCAGCGTCGAAATACGCCCTGTGGAAATCGTACGCCGACGTCTGGGACAACAACACCCCGACGTGCACCGAAAACGACGTCAGGAAGATGGTCCGGATGCACCGGCGGCTGAAGTTCAGAACGCCGAAGAACGCTCGCGACTGGGAGTCGGACGCCTACAGCGACTTCCAGGGCTACCTCTCGGAGGCCAGGCTCGAGGCGTTCGAGGAAAAGGCCCGCGCCAACAACGAGTCGCTGGGCGCCGACCTGGGCAAGTTCTCCGGACAGACGACCGTGCGAGGCACGCCGCTGAGCTGGGTCGAGGCGATCGACGACATATCGACCGACCCGCTGGTGCTGATCAACCACCGCCACTGGCACGTGTTCTGCCTCGAAGGCGACATCCTCGAAGAGACGACCGTCGCGCCGTCGACGGCTCAGCACCGAGTGGTCACGACGTTCGTCGACCTTACGTTCAACATCGTCACGCTGAACCGAAGGCTGGCCGGCGGGCGAATCGACTACGTGGCGTAGGGAAACGACGGGTAGAGGCCTGCCGGCAGGCAGGTTAGAGGTTAGAGACAACCAGGAGCCGCCGGCCGGTTCGAAATCGCCGGTCGGCGGGTCCCGAACATAAGGACAAGAACGATGACAGCTACTTTTGAAAAAGGTCCGTTCCACGGAATCGACGTGGCCAAGGCCATGAGCGATCCGGAATATGCGATCTTCGACGGCGACGACTTCGCCTCGCTGGAGGTCACCAACGGCAACACCCTGGGGGGGTACATCTCGACCGTCGACGCCGGCGGGACGCTGACCCAGGTGGCCCTGACGCCGGGGGTGGCGCTGAACTACAAGTGCGACGGCGACGACAACGACGGGTCGTTCCTCGGCAGACAGACAGCCGTCGGAGCGTTCGACATCACCCGAAACTCCGGCAGACAGGTCGCCTACGAGGCCAAGGTCCGGATCGTCGAAGGGGCCGAAGTGGGTTTCTTCTGCGGACTGGCCGAGGCCGGACTGGACCAGGACGCACTGGCCGACGACACCGGCGCCCTGGCCGACAAGGACTTCTGCGGATTCCACGCAGCGGCGCACGCGACCGACGTCGACGTCGACGGGGTCTACCGCATCGAGGGCGGAACCGCCGTGGTCGGCGCCGACACCCTGACCGAAGACGACGACAACGTCTTCAACCGGTACGGCTTCAGATTCGACGGCGGAGAGACGATCACCTGGTTCCTCAACGGAGTCAGGATCGGGACCTCCACGATCACCGCGGCGACCTTCCCCACAGGCGAAGCGCTCACGCCGATCTTCGTGATCAAGACCGGCGAAGCGGTCGAAAAACAGTTCTCCTGCGAGTACTGGCAGTGCGTCGAACTGCTCGGTCCGGCGGACTAACCCCTTACTAAAATCGCCAGCGGAGCGCGATTGAGCCTGGACTGCGGCGGGCGGCCGAACGCCCGTCGCAGGACCGGGCCTGGCGCACGGATCAACCGCCCAACGCCCAAGTGAACGGCGAAGGCGAAGGCCGAACCGGCAAAGGCCGACGACATGAGCGAACCTACGGGATCAATGAGCTTCTGGGATGTGGTGGCCGCGGTTGCGGCCCGAAAGTATATCGGGTCGCAGTTTCCCGGCGACTTCCCGACCGAAACGCAGATCGACGCCGGCTCGTGGTCGGGGCACACCGCCGACGAACTGACCGAGGCGTCGCGGTGGATCACCGCCTGCAAGGGGATAGTCAACCGGGCGTACAAGCGGATACTCCGGGCGCACGACTGGGCGTTCCTGGATCAGGCCGCAACGATGACCGGATGGGCCACGGCGACCCAAACGGCCGTCGGGGCGCCGAGCTACGCTGCGCCCAGCTCCACGGTCACCGTAGACGCCGCGATGTTTTACCCCTCGATGGTGGGGGCGACGCTGACGTTCGGGACGTCGGATACCGAATGGACGATCGACGGATACACCTCGTCGACTGTCGTCACCGTCAGCGGCGACGCATCCGGCGAGGCCGCCGGGCAGGAGATCACCGTCACCGCAGACGGGATGCAGAGAATGCCGGACAATTTCTCCGGAGAAGTCATCGGAAACAGGATCTTCTATCCGCCCGACGGGCTCGGAGAGGCGATCCAGCAGGCGCCGCCGGAGACCATACAAAACCTGCGGGCGGCCTGCGACCAGGCCCGGCAGTACTCGAGGATATTCGCGATCCTGGCGGTCCAGGACGGCGGACTGCAGCGGTGGGACATCGACTTCTTCCCGACCTGGTCGACTGACACGACGCTCCATTACCGCCACCGGGTAGACGAGGCGAAACTGACGTCCGACGCGACGGCCAGCGACTACCCGATGGGCGGGGCGAAATTCTCGTCTGCGCTGCTGGAAGCGGCGTACATGCAGATCGAACTGGACGCCGGGGTCAAGGGGCCGGCGTCCGAACAGTTCGAGCGGGCGCTGGCAGAAGCGGTCCGCCGGGACGCCGCCGGGCGGCCGAGGATGCTGGGATACGCATACGACGGGTCCGAACCGGAACAGAGACAGCGACACGAAATCACAGGAAGCGTGACGTACAGTTGAGGACAGGAAAATGAGTCTAGGAAATGATTTGCCCGGATGGAACCGGATCGGAAACGCCGGCGGGGCCGAAGGGGCCATTAACCGCGACGAGACGCTCAGCGGCGCCCATCGCCTGACGATCGGCGCAACGTCCGACCTGCCGACGCTGGTGGGCGCGGCGCTGCCGACGGGTCTTACCAGCATAATGATCGTACCGGAGTCCGCCGGTGACGACATACGCATGAACCACGCGGGCGCGGCCACCGCGTCAACGGCCAGGGTGCCGGCAAACGGCGCGGTGATCCCGATCGACAAGACGACTGCCGATACGACCGAACTGTATTTCGATGGGACCGCCTACGCGACCCTGCTGACTTTCGTGCCGCGGAACTAA